AAGCCTCCTAACTTTTTATGCGTATGTTTCAGCAATTTCCCATAACTTTTTGTTCATGTCTGCCTCTACCATGATATTAGTAGTAGCTTTCATTTTACGCATCTTTCCGGTGCTATCTATAAACATTCCGCCGCCTCTCATAACGCTTTCTTGAACTCGGTTAAATACTCTCCAAAGGTCATTCCCTTTGTCCGCCTCTCTGCGTGGCTTAAGTAATTCAGCGATTTCCTCGTTGGTTGCAACTCTGTCGCTTCCTAATCTTACCTTAAGGGCTTCATTTGCTAACTGCTTCATCTCTGCTTCAGTTAATTCCTTTGCGGTGAAAGTGTTAATCTTTTCAACTGCGATTGGTAAGTCCGCCACAATCTTATTCACTAACTCTTGTAAGTCCTCGTAGGTGTACTTCATGTGTCTCATTTTGTACTCCCCTAAAGATTGCTCTGCGATTACTAAACCATTCGCACAAACTAATCTAAAGATACCAATGTGAATTTTAAGGCGTCCTGTTCCCATGCTATTGTTCTCAATAATGATTTGAGGGATAGCTTCGGTAGTGTCCTCCTTTGTTATTTTAATCTCTGCGTTTTGAAAGATTAAAAAGTGTCTGCCATGTCCTTTGCGATACTTGTTCTTACCGCTTGACTTGATACCCTTTACTTGAACTAAGTCCCAACTAAGTGAACTCATGTCCTCAATAATACGTTTGCTAGGCAAAAAAGAATAGTGCTTACTTACACATTCTGCCGGTGCCTCTGCTCCAACGCTAGGGACTTTTGCGATTGCATCTGTGATGCTTAAAACTTGATGACTCATATACTTGTTTTTTTGATTACTAAATTTTCTACCAAAAAGTTAATTACTTTGTAACTTCTCTTTACTATAAGAAAGGAGGCCAAATTAATGACCTCCTAACTTTTTAATCAATAGTTAATACTATTCTAATTCCGTCTTTTGAACCCTTGAACCAGCCGCATTCAGCGTCAAATTCAATGTTAGCTAACTCTTGATACTTAACTAACTTTCGTCTAGATAAGTCCCCTTGAAGGGAAATTCTAGAACTATCAAAGTCCACTACATAAAAGTCCTCAATATCAATTAAGTTATCTAAAACTAATTGATTCAGTTTTTTTAATTGGTCTGTCTTTGTCATATGATTGTTTATTGATTACTAATTTTCTACCAAAAAGTTAAATAGTTATTAACTCCTTATACTATAAGAAAAAACCGGGATTGCTCCCGGTCCTTATCTATCTACTATAACCAAACTTAATGTCTTCCGCTCTCAATTGCTTAAGTGCCTCGCTTGACTTACTGCCTTTCGGTTGGGCTCCATGAAGCAAAAGGGCAAAGCTCTTGTCTGACTTGTATGCCAATTCATCGGTGTGATCAATTTCCAGTCCTAACTTCTTAGCTTCCTTAGGATGAAAAACAACCTTAGCCGACTTAAGTCCGTGCTTCTTAATTAAAGCATCTTGTCTGCTCCCTTCTGATGCGTTCAATTTAAAGTTAGCGGGTACCTTATCAAAGTTCTTAACCCAATATCCAAAACTTTTAGTGTATGCATAGAAAGTCTTATTAGGATTCAAAGAAGCTACCTGCATCCATGCAAGAAAGTATTGTTCATTAAAAAAGTCTCCTGCCTGATGCACTCTGATAATTGATTGCTTAGGCAAAGACTGACTAATAATACCAACCATTTCATTCAGTGACTTACCCTTAAGCATATCGTAATTGTGCCAACGTGCATTCCTTACATTAGTGTAACGCTCTTCTGTAGCTGCAAAGCATCTGAACTTAGTGTCTTTGCCGTCTGTTATCTTACCTGTTACCCTGTCTGTCTTACTTAAACAGTCCATTGCAAAGGGGCAACTGTGACCGCTAGGCAAAGAAAAGATTGCAATACCTTTCAACTTAGCATTGCCATTGCCGAATTTTAATTTACTCATATGTATGTTTATTGATTACTTATTTTCTACCAAAAAGCTAGATAGATACTAACTTCCCTCTCTTATAGTGGTATACTATAGGATAAACCCTTATACTTAGGTATGGATGCCAATATGACAGCTATAAGCCCTGAGGGGTGCCGGTGGATGCCTGAGGGGGGTGGGGGTAACGTGTGGATAACTTTTCCTAAAAATATTTGTCTCGGTCCGATGTTAGTGTTATGTCGGTCCGATGTCGCTATTAGACAACACCATTGTCGGAACTAGGTCGTTTTGGGGGGAGGGGGGGTCCCTTGGTCCGTTTACAAATCGGACAAAAAATTCACATCTAAGGGTAAATATATAAGTATATTTCCTATACTAGATTTACTATCCAAAATACTGAAAATCAAAATACGAATCGGACAAAATTTTTCATCCATAAGGAAAAATATATAATATTTATTAGTATGAAACTAACAGACATTCTAAAGCAAGTAATAAGAGAGGAGGAAGATTTTGACTTATCAGATAACCCAATAGATGGAAAAAAAGATGCTGAGTTAGAAAAAAATTTGAAAGATCTCATTTTAGTTGGTTTTGATCAGTATGTATCATTTATGGATAAAAAAGACCACGAAGATGCAAATAGCATTGAAGAACTTGTAGATGGATTTGATTGGGAGTCTTGGGTAGTTGAAGATAGAATTGCACCCATGATGATGGGAGGAGGAGATAGAGGAAAGTTTCATAATGCCAGTGATTTATTTGATTATTGGGGAGGGTATGGAGAATTAAAAAAAGCAGCTGTCAATCTAATAAACTCAAATCAGAGTCTAAGAGGAAAGGCAAAAAGAATATTAGACAAAAACTTCGCAAAGCCAGAAAAGCACGGAAATAAAAATAGTGCTAGATTTGCAGATCATCCTGATTTCAAAAAATTGAGAGGAATAAAAGAGGATATCTTCCTAAAGAAAGACCCAGAGAACAAACAAATCATTGTATTCTCAGATAAAGATGATAAGAAAGCAGCAGCTAAAGAAACAATCTCATTAGCAAAAGAATTTAGAAAGATAGGATTAGACTGGAAACCAGCGTTAGGTCACTGGGTGGGGGGGTATGATCTATTAGCTCAAGTAAATGGCCTTATTAAATCTCACAATAGAATTAAAGACATTATAGAAGATCTAGACGCTATGGAAGACTTTATAGCTTCTTCTGATGCAGATCCTACTGCAAAGAGCACTATAATGGATAATCTTGAAACTTATATCAATGATTTAGCAAACGCTACAGATCAAAGTGCTATGGATGCTGCTATTAGAAACTATCTAACTTTCTATAGTAGATTTCATAACTACAGCTTCACAAACTCTATGTTGATCTACATGCAAAAGAAAGATGCGACTAGGGTAGCTGGATATAATACTTGGAAAAAACAAAACAGAGGAGTAAAGAAAGGAGCTAAAGCTATTTGGATTTGGTTTCCTATGACTATAAATTCAAAACAAGAGACAGATACCGCAGGTGTAGACTTCGGAGCAGTGGATCAAGCAGCCAAGAGTAGATCATTCACAAAATTTTCATTAGGCAAAGTATATGATATATCAGATACATACGAACTAAATGAGAAAGGAAAGGTACCAGAACAACCAAAATGGTCAGCAGAAAATACTCCAAGTGAAACAGCTGATGAATTAGTAGAGAGAATAAAAGAGTTTGCTACTGGATTAGGTATTAATATAACTAAGGATAATGCTAAAGGTGGAGAGAAAGGATTCTCGGCGGGGGGGCATATCAACCTGTCATCAGATGTAGAGGGGGTGGGGGCAGCAAGTACGTTAGTACATGAATTAGCTCACGAACTACTACACTGGAAAGAGAAATCTCCGTTCTATATGGATGATGCTGATTCAAGTTCAAGAGAAATGAAAGAGCTACAGGCAGAAAGTGTGAGCTATGTAGTTCTAAAACATTATGGATTACCAGTGACTCAGCATCCTACTTACTTAGCTTTATGGAAAGCAAACAAGGAAAAGATCATGAAAAACCTTCAGGTGATCCAAAAATGTGCTAAATACATCATAGATGGCATAGATGCACAAGGTAAAGAAGAAAAATAACATATTTATACTAAATAACATAACAATGGTAGGAGATTTTAATATTAAGAAGTTTTTAACAGAAAACAAAGTAACTGTAGCTTCACAGCGTTTGGCAGAATTTGAAATGCCAACTATCTACGATAAAGACGGTAAAGAGATGGGAGGCTTAGCAGCTTCTGGTTCTGGTATAGAACCTAAGATGAATGAATTAGATGTTCAAGATCCTCAAGTAACAGATTCTGTAAAAGAGTTCTACGAACTACAACAGGAGATGAATACTATGAAATCTCGTTTAAAAGAGATGGAAGCTCGTTTCAAAGGCTTTGAAGGTGTTATTAAGCCTATGTTAGATGAAATGAAAGAATTAGGTGATAAATTAGCTATGGCCGGTGAGTTCGTAATCAAAGTTACTAAGTTTGGTGGTGAAAGAATGGATGCTTCTTACAAAGATGCATTTGAAAACGCCTTAAGCAAAGTAAACGCAGCAACTAAAAACGTATTACAAGAAGCATTAGAAGCTTCTAAGAAAGTAACTCAAGTTAAACATTCTATTGATATTCAACCTGCAAACTCATTGCAAGAAGGAATCATGGATAGAATAACTGGTGCTTTCAAAGGTATCTTATCAAGATTAGATCAAAAAGTTAACAACGCTGCAAAAGCAGTAGAGGATTTTATTAACTTGGTAGCAGATAACGTACCTGGTGGTGAAGACGTAGACGATACGCCAAACCCGGTATTAGAAGACGTAAATCCTTATGAAGACGACTCAACAAACCCAGAAGTAGAGTCAGCTTTTGATGACATAATTGAATTTGTTGAAGACAGGTTTAAAAATCCTAAAAGATTTACAGAGGAAGAGGTTAATGATTTACATGTTAAATTAGCGAATTTTTTTAAAGGCAACTCTACTGAGCCAGTATTAGAGAAATTATCAGGAAACCAAGACAAGTTAGACAAGAACAACGACGGCAAGATCTCAGGTGAAGACTTCAAAATGATGAAGAAGGAAGCAAGAAATTCAATGGGAGGCGGTAATAAGTATGATACAGGAAGAGGTTTAGATGTTAACAAAGGAGCTAACCAAAGACACATAGCTGATCTACAGAAAATGATAGAAAAAACTATGGAAAAGATAGATGGCGCTCCAGATAACGGAATGGATAAGGAAGCTCTAAAAAAACATCTAAAAAGTTTAGAGGCTGAAGAGAAAAGAGCGATGATGAAAAAAGAAGCAATTAATCCTGCACAACAAGCAGCAATTGCAATTAGTAAGAAAGAAAACGTAAAAGAAGAACTAGGAATGAGAACCAAAGAAGTTCCTAACGAACACGCAGGAAAATATTTTGTTAAAGGAAGAAAGACTGGTGAAAACGTTAAATCTGGGTTCAATACTCAGGACGAAGCACTAAAATGGGCAAGAGAGAATATGAGACAAGCAGAGTATAGTGTTCATAAACACAAAGATACCAAGAGAGTTTATACTAAGGACTAACCCCCCCCACGTAATCGTGGTGTGGCGTAGCTAAAGCTACTTGCGCTAGCAAGCTAGCGTGGCGACGAAAATCCCCCCCCTGTTCCACAGGACGGTGAACAACAATAAAACAGCATTAGAGCCTCATTACGGGGCTCTTTTCTTTTGGTTGGTACTATATCCATTTAAATATAAAACGGGCGTAGCAAAGAGATTTATATGTATAGGCATATAAAAGCGAAACCCCCCGGGAGGGGGGGGGCTTACGTTATACATATGTTTAGCGACGTATCATTTAACGTCCTTAGTATTAGTCTTCTTTTTCTATTTTAAGTCTTTTGAATATAGGGTATCCTGCATCAATCATGCTGCTGCTTTCCTCTTTTGTGATTTTGCCTGCTTTCTCTAAGTCTTGAATTTGTACAAGGATATTCAAAAATGTTTTATACCCGTTATCGCCTGATCCCTTAGCTTCATCTTCGTATACCTGATCTCCGTCTTCGTCTTCTTGCTGATTACCAGGACCTGCTCCCTCAACAAACATTAGTCCGTCGTATGAAAGATCCATGTCGTATCCGGCCCCACCCATGTCTACAAGAGATACTGCGATGCCGTATTCAACTCCGTCAATCTCACCGTAGATTGTTCCCTCATATCCGTATGGCGGGTCTACCTCTTCAATTTCAGGGCCTAATTCAAACTCAACGTCTTCCTCTTCTCCGTTAGGCTTTCTAACCTTGATAACGGCACCGTTGCTGCCCATAGATACAACCTCAATTGGTTGTGGCTCTGTAGGTGCGTTGGTAACTTGGTCACCATCTTCGTCTTCCTGTTGGTTCTCTTCTACGAACTCGTTGATAGGACGTAGGTCAATATAGTTCTCGTTTAAAGCCTTTGTTTTTGCGTAAGGTCCTAATTTGTTTTTAGATAGGAAACCTGTGTAGTCAAAATTGTCTTGCATGTTTATTTGTTTATTTTATAATATGAACTGTTACTTCTGCTTCGTATGTTCCGTCTGGATTTTGGTATAACTTACTGTCTTTTTCGCTAAGACCTTCAATAGTGTACGTACCGTTAGTTTTACCTAACTTTTTCATTAAATCCGCTTTAGCATTAAATCTGGCCATATCCATAGCCCCCCTCTGGTCTTTAGACTTAGCTGTACCGTAGCCCACCCCCTTATCATCCTTATACTGAGCTAACGCCAATGGAGCATCCTTTTGGATCTTCACTGTGTCTGTCTTTTGTTGAGGTTTGATCTTGTTTTGAACAGCCGTTACACCTGCTTTAAACTTATCTTTTAAGTTTTTAAAGTTTTGACCTGATGCTCCTTTAGGAGAACCTAATGTGGCTAAACCCATTGCACCTATTGCTGCTGCTTTTTTCAAACTGATTTCTTCTACTTTTGGGTCATGATCTGTTGCTTGCACAAACTCTATTGTAGCTTGTTTGTGGTCTGCATTGACTTCTTTTAATATATCTATTAACTTAATCATACTAATAAATATCAAACTGATAAATAAAAAGTTAATTATATATAGGTTACATTCCGGGCGACTTTTCTTTTTTAAAATTATTTATCCCCTAACTTTTTTTTCTATTTCTTTAGTATTACTACCTATTTTTAATAATTTTTAAACCAACGTATGTTTTTGTATGGTTGCCTAACCCTCAACCCCCCTTCCCCCCTCTCCCTTTAAAGGAAAAGGAAGGAGGAATAAACATAACGATGCAATCACATCTGCCTAACAGTGGTGTGAACGCTTCTAACTCTCGTGCTTGATAGCATAGCACTTTACACCTAAATGTAAGGGATTATAAACAAAGTTCCAACTAAAGTTGCAAATATTTATTTATTCAGTTATATTTAGGTATAAAGAAGTAATATGGGAGAACATATAGATTTAAAGGATTTGTCCTTTATTGAGGACTTAGCACCAGAAATGGCTGAAATGATCTACGATATCTGTTTAATGAATATTCAGGATATGGTGTTAGCTATAAAGCATCCAGATAATGTGGACGATAAATTCCTAAAACAACTATCTAAAGAGAAATTAGAAGAAATGTTTGTATTTTATAAATCCATGCTTGATGTGTTTGTGGAAAAAGAGAGATATGAGGATTGTGGTAATGTGAAGCTTATTGTAGAAACTTTGGAAAAACATTTAAAATAAGTTGCAAAATAGTAATAAAACCCTTATATTTCAATTAGGTATGATAAAAATATATTATTTACAGTATTGTGGTCATTGTAAGAGATTAATGTCTTTGTTAGATGAAGAAGGTATTTCTTATGAAAAGGAAGATGCTGACGTTGATATTGATAAGATGAATGGATTGGAGGCAGAATTAGGAACGAAAGACTACCCTATTGTGTCAGTAAGTAAAAGTAATGAAACTACATACTTCGTATCAGATGATCCTATCTTTGTAAAAGTCGGAGAAAATATTTACAAGAGAGGTTATCAAAATATAGATAACTTAGTATATCAAATAAAAAAATATAAAAATGCGTAATAAAACAGTAATCAATCGTCAGTTAGAGAAAGTTGATAATCAACTAAATCAATTATCTTCTATCTTACGTCAAGGTGGTGAGTATGTAGTAATGAACTACAACGATAAGTTGAAAGAAATAAAGGATACTCTAAATGATATTCAAACATTAGTGAATGGGGAATCAGATGATTTCCAATAAAATAAAATAAGTTATGACATTTACAGCAGAGCAAATACACGCAAACTGGGAACAGTTTTTAGGAAATATTGATAAACACATTTCAGGAGAAAGAGGTAAAAAGTTACGTGCTTTCTACGAAGATCTAGCAGATCAAATAGTAGTATTACCTGCATCAGGACGTATTCATTTCCATAATTGTATGGATGGTGGATATGTTGATCACGTAAATAATGTTGTTAGATTTACTATTGAGTTTATGAAATTGTGGGAGAAACTTGGAACTCAAATAAATTTCACAGAAGAAGAAATTATTTTTGCCGCAATCAATCATGATTTAGGTAAAATTGGTATTAAAGGTAAACCTGGATATGTAGAAAATCCAAGTGATTGGCACAGAAAAAATCAAGGAAAGTTATACAATAACAATCCTGAAGTTGAGTTTATGTTAGTCCCTCACCGTTCTTTATTCTTATTACAAGATGCTGGTATTAAAGTAAATGCGACAGAGTATATTGGTATTATGACACATGATGGGTTATATGAAGAAGGTAACAAGCCTTACTTGACAGCTAATAGTCCTGAAACATCTTTAAGAAGTAATCTTACTTTGATTTTACACCAAGCTGATATTGCTGCTGCAAAGTTTGAGTTAGGAAGAATCGCTCCTCAAAAAGAAGAGAAGTCAAAATTAAAAACAATCACTGCTCCTCAAGCAAAAGAAGCAGCTTTGAATAGATTAGGTGCTAAGAATCCAAATTTATTAGCAGCATTAAAAAATATTTAATATGACAGTAGTAGTAAATATAATGATAATTGTTTTTCTTATAATGAGTTATGTAATTTATAACTTGTATAATAAAAATGTAAAATTAGAAGACGCAGTAATAAAAAGAGATAATATCTTAATAGCTATGTCCGATATAGTAAAGTCATCAGAAAAAAGATTAGAACAAGTAGATAAATTAGGAGCATTTAAATCAGATGATGAGATTGGCTTCTTTTTTGAGACGGTAAAAAATATCCAAGAACAACTAAACGATTTTAAAATCTAATGTCTGATCAAGAACAAGAAGTTCTCTATACACAAAAAGGAACAGTTCGTAAGAGAAAACCAAAACAAAAAATTTACTATTTTACAGAAGATACCGAAAAAGCTATCTTGCAATATGTAAAAAGTGAAGATGAAATTGAAAGGAATAAGATTTATAATGAAAGGATAAATAATGCCTTCTTTAAACTTACTCAAAATATAATTCATACCTTCAAATTTTACTACACAGAAGTAGATACTATTGAAGAATTACAACATGAAGTTACAGTATTCTTATTAGAAAAACTAAAAAAGTTTAATCCTGAGAAAGGAAAAGCTTATTCTTATTTTGGCACTATCGCTAAAAGATATCTTATTCTATATAATAATACTAACTATAAAAAACTAAAAAGTAAAGCTCCGTTAGAAGATGTTGATACCGATAAGACATTACTTATCCAAATGGACTCAGCATCAAATGAAGATACTCAACTTAGTAAATTTATAGATAAGTTTATAAAACATCTTGATGAAAACATCTACGATATATTCCCAAAAGAGAAAGATTTTAAAGTAGCTGGGGCTATATTAGAGTTATTTAGACACAGAGGTTCTTTGGACATATTATCAAAAAAGTCAATCTATATATACATTAGGGAACAAACAGAAGCCCCCACCCCCATTATTACAAAAGTTTTACAAAGATTAAAGATAGAATATAAAAAAATGCTATCTAAATATATAGATCATGGAGAATATGAGCTAGACTAGTAAAAGTTTGTTATAGGGATATTTATATAAAAAGTATTTTATGAACCTAGAAGACGAAATATATGAGGGAAAATCGTTAGGTTCCTTGTTCAAGGACATCTATAACAACCACAAAAAGACCCAAAAGCAAATATCAGAGCTTACTGGTAATCTTACCGAAATGGTCAGTGAACCGGGCGAAGCTGTAATGATGATCCCCCTTATCACTACTATAATTGAATCAGGTGTAAAGAATGATGATGCTTTAGTGAAACTCGCTAATACAGCTATAAAGGCATTAGATAAGAAAGCAGACGCCTCTGAAAATGGGGAATTATTGTCTGATAAAGATAAAGAACAGCTTTTTGCAGAGATAAAGTCTATTGATTTTCCTAAACTCCCAAATAGCTCAACTAACTAATGTCAAAATTAGGATTAAATAAAGATAAAAAATCAACAGATAAATCTTCAAAGTCTATTCTTATTGGTAGAGTTAGTAAGGTTATTATGTCTCAAACCACCAAAGACGGTAAAATAGATAAAGATTTTGCATTGTATGGAGGATGGGGTGCTATTGGAAGCATAAAATTTGATTTATTTCAGGACGCTAATAACCCACAAGGTCCAACACTTTCTAACGTATTTGCAAAGCCATTATTCTCAAACATAAAGCAATACCCTCTCGTTGGTGAAATTGTTGCTATTGTACAAGGACCCTCTCCAGATTTAAACGACAGTGCAGCAGCAAAAGAGTATTTTTATATAACTTCATATAACTTATGGAATAGCCAACATCATAATGCCTTTCCTGATATGGTTGTTTATGAGAACACTATAAAAGATAATAATGGGGGAGACGAGGAAGTTTCAAAAGGAGCAAAAAAGACTAAGGCGGACCAGGGAATAAAAATGCCTTTGGGAGATTACTTCAATGAGAAATCTAAAGTTAATCCACTACTTCCTTTTGAAGGGGATTTTATATTAGAAGGTAGAAACGGACAATCAATAAGATTTGGTAGCACTGTAAGCGAACAATCTAATTATAGCACATGGAGTTCAACAGGAACTACTGGAGATCCTATAACCATCATAACTAATAAAAGACACGAAGATGTAAACAGACCAGAAGGATGGTTACCAACTGTGGAAGATATAAATAAAGATGGAGCTTCTATTTGGTTATCTTCTGGACAGGCAATAGCTATTGATGTAAATGAGTATCCTTTAGATACATTTAGACAAGGATTTAGAGCTACTTATTCTCCGGATACTGTATT